TGAAACTTTCAATGGGTTTCACGCCCTTTGTAAAAACTCTTAAAAAGCAAACGTTCAACGATATGATATCGGATACTGTCAATAATTGGGAAAATTTTAGAGGTTATGTGGATTATATGCGAAAAGTACCAGTACTTCCCCCAGTTAAGAAGTCAGTGGAAGCAACATCTGAAAAAGTCGAAGAGAGTTATGATGATGATGAGGAGTACGATCCAGATGAGGAAGAGAAATCGATGCCTTCAAAGGAAGAAGAAGAGGCGGAAGATGCGGCCCTAACAGCGAGACTGATGAGTCTATCTTCCGACTCCAGTGGCTCAAGTACACCCACATCAAGTAGCATTATGCCATTGGATCCTATGATAACTGTAATAAAGAAAACCACACCTGCTGCAATCCTGGATCTTAAAAAAGAAATAATAGCAACTGTGGAATCAAATACGGAGGACCTAAGACCAAAATCTGAGGAAGTTAAGAAAATCAAATACACTTATGTGAGACCTGAACCAAAAGAAGAAAGGATGTTCGGAATTATGAAACCTAAGTTCAATGTAAATGTCCTTTCAACTTATCCACTTTACAAGAAATTCCAGATGTATGGATTGCCTGTGGCTATTGAAGCTAAAGGTTTCTGTGTCTCCAAGGCTATGTCAGCCATCATGACCGGATGTCAAGAGCTTTTTACTCGCGTTTGGAAAGATTATGTGAAACCTTTTTTCAACAAAGAATGTGATCAGAAAATATCTTTCAATGAAGTTGAATATATTTTCCAAACTTTGGGTTTGCCTTACATAGATTTAATGCACGGAAAACAAAACATAGGTAGACCGGAATTTTATGATAAGCTCTATGGTTGCATCATTCTATTTGATGACCACTGTGATGTTGTAATTCAGACACCACCACAAGCAAAGACTAGAAAGGATGCATTGGTCTTTGCAGTACATCCATCGATACGTAAATTTAGACCTTACAATTTGATGAAAGCAGAGTTTGTGGAGATTGACGTCACTCAATTCAATCAAATGTCGGGGAAAGAGTTGGCTGTACGACTGTCAGATATGTTAGAAACTACCGACAAAAAATTTGCAAAAATGCACGCAGATGCAGTAAAAGCATTATCTGGTATTGCCGCAGCAAAGATTAGACCCATAGATGCATTTTTGGTTCAGGGCGCACCGGGTGCCTGTAAAACTGAGACGGCAATCGATTTCATAGATAACTTGAAGAAAGAGGGTTATGGCAAACAAGTGCTTTTCATAGCAGCCTCAAAAGATAGTAGGACAGATTTGTTAGCACGTTATTGCGAAAAGTACACAAAGAGCACAAGATTTGTACCAGATGCAGAGAATCTTAAATTCTTCACAAAGACCTATGCAGCCGCAATGGCTCCCAAACCTAATGAATCATATTCAGTGCCCAATCCTGGAATTAAATTTATCATAATAGATGAGATCTTCACCCATAGCACATACTATCTTCAGGCGCTGGCCTACTTATTTCAACAAGCTAAATTTGTTTTCTTAGGTGATGTAGATCAAATGTCTGTAGACCCTAATCACTACTGGTCTCAAGATAGAGATGTTGAATTGTGTAAAATTGACAACATGCTCAGAACCATAATCAATACGAATGGAAAGACCCTTTTCGAAGTTAAGAACGGGCCGGGAATTAGAACTATGAATGTGAGCAGGAGGTTCGGACCTAGAGCTGTTTATCTGGCGAAAAAGTTAGCCCCACATGTGGAACTATATTGCGATAACCTAAAAGAATTTCACACGATTATCTTAGATCAAACTAAAACAGAGGACGTTCTTAAAATGCCTGGTATATGGCCTATGGTTGCTAGTTTAAAGCCTTATGAAGACAATGCCACGTCACTAGGATTACACAGTATTAGACAAAGTCAGGGCATGTCTGTTGAGAAAGCAGCTATATTATTCGATGTAGACACCTTGAACACTATGGTTAAATGGCCCAGTTCAGCTTATGTAGCTGTGACGAGAGCCAAGAGTTGGATATACTGCGTAAAGGCCTCTGAAATTGATGCCAATTTGACTCAGGTCCTTGGAAAAATGAACCTTAGTAATTTCATTGATGTTGGACACGTTGGTGGGGTTCATAATAGAGAAAATCATCCCAACTTTGAAGAAGTTGACAACGGATATTTGGAAGAGATGATGTTGGGAAAACCAGTTGCTTTTTACAAAACAGAAAAGATTCATAATGTTTATCAGAAGAAAAAACCCATAGATCATTTTAAATTCAACATGGCAGATGTCAAAATTCTGACAGAGCTGTCTCATGGCAACCTTTTAGAACAGATGAATGCAGATCCTGTTGAAAAATCAGATGTAAAAGTTAATATCAATACAATAATGGGCAATACTATAGATGTAAATCTGATTTCAGAAACTAGTCATGGCAATAGACATTATGTTAGGTCAATGTATCAATCTACAGCTACAATAATACACAGACAGGGTGTGAACAAAATCGTTAGAGGAAAAACAGCAAAAATGAAAGTCGATTATATGAAAGTGTGCGACAATATGAATATGAATTTTATCGACAAAGTTAAATATGAAGAGGTGATGAGAAAGCCAGTATTAGAATATTTTGAAGCCTCAGCCATTAATGATTTTGTAGAAGTCATGAAGTTGGATAAGAACCAAGCTAAGATGACTATGATGCAGTTCATGCATCATGCTACTCTACACCTGAAACAGCAAATCAAAGCAAAGGATGTAGAATCCACTCTTAAACATAAACTTGGTCAACCTATCGTAGCCGCTGAGAAGCAGGTAAATGTACTTTGGGGACCAATGTTCAGAGTTTTCAAGAAGCTTATGATGGCTTGTCTAAAGCCAAATGTGTTGATAGCAACAGGTCTTACCATAGAAGAACTTGCAGAGAAATGGAGCTCCTTTGGGGATATCTACGAATATATAGTTATGTCAGATGAGATAGAGTTTGATGCTAGTCAAACAGAGAAAACTGAAAAAGGAAATTATTTGTGGTGGATGATATTTAATCCTTACCGTCACATGCTCGAAGCATATTATGATTTTCAGAAAGGTATGCCAGTGTTTGGTCCAATCATGTTTTATATATCAGGGCCCGAGAGAAAATCAGGATTTCCAGATACTTTAGACGGAAACATAATTAAACTGGCGCAGGATATTACTATAGCAGGCTTGCAGGGCCCACTAGGTTGGAATTGGTTTAGCATGGTTTATGTGATCATGCTTTTAGGGGACGATAGTTGTATAGCTACCAAAATACACCCGAATAAGGTGTTTAATTTTAAATGGCTGGATGCATTAATGTATGCACCCATAAAGTTAACTTATGTGCAACATGGTGTTGCTGAATTCTGTAATTGGTTGATTTATAAAGGAAAAGCAGTGTATAACCCCCTTGTGGCTATAAAGAAAATATTAAATAAAAATTACACTGATGTCCTTTCTACAGTGAGAAAATGGTCAGAATACACAGACGCTTGGGAGCAAGTTATGTATGCGGTCAGAGACCACTTCTGGGAATGCGTTAAGATGGCAGCTATTTGGAATGAATGGTCCCTGGAATATGCTGAGTACATATTCAGGACCATGGAAGCTTACACCAGAATGTCACACTCACAAGCTAAGAAGTTGTTGAAACCAAAAACTGTTACACTGGAGGATTTTTATGTAGGGGGTGGCGTTTTTGAAAATTTATCCAAAACAACCACAGAAATTAAGTCAACTAACACAACACACTGTCTAGCTAAAGCAATGAATGTCATTACAGCTGTATACAATGAAAAAGCGAATTACGATTCCTCGGCTAAGTCACGAATCTTCGAAAGAGCAGTGGCTAGCAGAAATGGTGCACCTCAAGAAACTGTATTATGCACTGGGGGACCGTCACATTTACCAGAGTTTACTATTACGGTTAGCTATCTGTCAAACCAAATTTGCGTATCCAAATGCCCTTCTAAGCAAGCTGCAGTTGCAGCAGCCTATACCCTTCTTGAAAAAGGTGCAACTCAAGCTAAAGCAGAAAAGAATGTATCGCAAACTCAGACTAATGACGTAGTTATTATTCAAGCTGAATTGAGAAGATGCAAAGAAAGTCTGGCTCTAACCACTAGGGAGAACATTGATAATCAAGCTGAAATGAGACAACTCAGGGAGGAGTTGGAAAAGACCAAACTAGCCAGAGATAGGGCTGAAATAAACCTAAAGAAAGTTCTGGATAACAAAGAGCAACTCGAGAAGGATTACATGTGTACTATAAACACACTCGAAGACAAACTAGCTCGATTTGGTAGGGATATACATGATCGAAGAGTCACCAAAAAGCTTTTGGAATGCTATACCAGTAAAATAGTCAGGTACAAGGAATGGATGAGTCAGTTACATTATAATGGAGCAGAAATCCCTGATTATGATTCTTTCGCCGAAGGGTTCAAACCTGTGCACAAGGAATTTGATCAAGCATTCAAGGAGTTAAAGCGATTCATGGAAACAATAGTAACAGCTGATTCAGAAGATTACGTAAATGCCCTGGCGGAAGCTTGGAACAGATTGATGCATGCTACAAATGGCAACATAGAAACAAAACATGAACTAAAAGCTACTTTGGACGGGATACCAGTTAAAATTCATCAAGTTGTCCATGCCATCTCTCAAAAAGAAAGAAACAAATTGACACACGCCTTGAATGGAAATCAATACAAGGGGCACAAACGTGGGGAGAAAAAAGAGTTAAAAACAGAGAAAAAGAAAATTGAGCGAGCGGTAGTGAAACATGCAGAAAAACGATTGGAGAGAAGAATTAAAGCACACCCAGTTAAGAAAACAGAAAAGTTACCTTATAAACCGTATGGGATCAAAGATATTGAACCGGTGCAAAGATTTACGCCTCAAATGAAAATGCTTAAGAAAGTGATAGTTAAGAAAGGACCTGCAAACAAAGCTCAGCAGATCATGGCTTGGATACAGTTGCCTCAGATCATGAAGCCTATCAGATTACCATCAAGGTATAGCGCCGTAAAAACAGCAATTTGCAATCCTACTAGTAAGATAGTATTTCCTTGGACCAAATCTACGACAGATTCATTTCTTAGCTATGCGGATGCATTTCTGGCTATTTTCCCTAGTCTTGAGAGAGCAATGGTTCTTTACAACCCGAACGTAAGTGGTTCAGCTTGGCAGTATATAGCAATGGGAGTTGATGACAATGATGCCTCTAGCACATTTGTTGAATCAGCTCCTTCTACTTCTTTTGATGCGATATTCGTAAATGCAAACCTTTACGCTCCTGTAAGGGTGGCCTTCATGGTGCCCTCATCAAGCCCACTATTTCCATATCAACCTCATAAGTCCATGTTGTTACCTGGAGATGATCAAATTAATCCTGCTTATAAATATTTCATATTCGGACAGAATACCACTGTTAAGTTAATTGCATTCTTTGAGAATGCTGTGACACTTTCAGTCAGATTAGTCTCAGTTGGCAAGCAAGGAGAGAGTAAAGAAGTGTGGGAAACCACATGCGTCGGAACCGGAGGCACTACTACTTACACTTTGGACTTTGGAGGTCCCATCCAACAAGGCTATTATGCTTTTGAATGGGCTCTGAGCACTCCTGGAACTTTAAGCGTGAGTCAACTATCCATACAAGGAAATCAAGCAGTGTTTGAGCATCATACCGTTCATCAGTTTGATGCCAACGTTGGAGTTATAATGGGGAGCAGATCAATGGCAAATGCAATTTGTTACACTAATACAGCTTCAGTGCTAGATTCTCAAGGAAAAAGCATTTGTGCTCAAATCCCAGAAGGTAGAGATTGGTGGGAATTTGTTGAGCAAGGAACGAATGCATCTCCAGTGGATGTCATTGGTGAAGTTTATCAAGGTGTCATACAAGGTGCTCGTAAGGGTGAATACACTTACATGAAGCCCGCTGACACTAAGGATGAATTGTTCCACACATATACGTCAACTGACAATGGAAATTTGTTGATGGCCGGTTACCCAATTAGAGGAACAAGATTTAATGTAATAGCCATGAACATCACAAATACAGATGGTCAAGATGGCTATCTTCAATTTACTCAAACTCCAGAATATCAAACTACAGATCAATGGAGAGAACAAAGGGAAAGTCAATATGAACCGGAGGACTGGGAATTAGCTCTGAAAATGATAAGAGACGCTCCTCAAGTATTTGAAAATCCCACACATGTTGCTTCAATCTTGAAGAACATTGCCAATTTTGGCACATCAGTGATAGATGGAGTAGAGAAGTATGGCCCATTGGCCAGAACTCTAGCTTCGTTTTTCATGTAGTTAGCTTTTTAAAGACCGCTAGCGGCCTGCATATTTCCTTCGGGTTTTTGCAGTATTATTTCGTTGAAGGATACTTCCGATTTTAGCT